TAAAGCCCAGCCCAGCCGCACCATGAAGGCGCCGGCGGCCAGCCACGCCAAAGGCACATACACCATCGCCAGCCCTACCACCACACACACGACACCGGCGACGTACAGCGCCCCAGTAATCACACCACGCACAGCGGCCCCCTACACGACCAACAGCCTAGCTTCACGCTTCGCCGGAGCTTCCCGCCATGCGACCGCCCGATAGTAACTGATAACCGCAGCCACCGCTAGGTCAATATGACGCCGGGAAGCTGCAAACTCCTTAGTAATCCGAGCGCCCCTACTATCCGACTTTAGGGCCACGTTCCTCACGTGCCGCTCTAGCGCCTTGCTGCCATCATGGGTTAGGTGACCATCCAAAACGGCGTCATAATAGGCCTGGGTTGCCGGCACCATCCGGGCCAGGCTGTTAGTCGGGAACTCGACCACCGGGTAACCCTCCTCCCGGAGGTCGGTTAGTGTCTGCTCGAACCTGTACGGGTCGGCGGCCAGCTCCCGCACCTGGTACGTGGCAAACGCCCGCCGGATAGTCTGTTTTACATCATCAACCGGCGTCCGCCAGTGCGGATCGTCCATAGGGGCCTCCCAAACCCCCAACACCACCTGATGGAAATCGGCGAGCCTGGTCGCCACCAGCGCCGTACTGTCACCCTTCCACGCACCATCGAAACCGAGCACCACCGCATCACCCGGGGCCAGCTCTTTGGTCCGATCAGCTCTCGACTCGAACACCCCCGCCGGGAACCACGCCGACACTGTGGAAGTCCACCCGTTCAAACGGTACCGGATGAAATCAGATTCGGGCGTATGGCTGAAGGCGCTAGCGAACTCCTCCTTATTCATTATCTCCCAAGAAGGGTTGAACCGCTCCCATGTCGCCGGGTCGGCAGGGTCGAACTCCTCGCCCTCACGCGGCCCATACCAGCGAAACCCAAAACTCGGGTCGTCCACCTCGCCGGACTCCACCCGGCGGCCGTACTCGTACAACTGTCCGAGAGGCGAGTCTTTGTCGTGCCCAGCCGTGGAAATAACCAGCGTCAACGGCTGGCTGCGAGTAGCGCTGCCGGTCGTCAACGCCACGAAAAGGTCGGTGTTCTTGTGTACGTGATACTCATCGACGATAACCACGCTCGGATTCAACCCATGGGCGAGGCCGGCGTCAGCGGACACCACCCGATAGATGCCGTCGGTCAACGTGCAGCGTATCTCGTCACGGTACACCTGGCAGACACCAGACAACTCGGCGCTAGATGAAATCATCCGCTTAGCCTCATCGAACACCAGCCGGGCCTGCTTCTTATCCCCGGCGGCACTAATCACCTGCGGGCTCTTATCGCTACGATCAACGATAAGATGGTAGACCGCCAGCGCCGACGCCAGCGTGCTTTTAGCGTTCTTTCGAGGGACACCGAGCAGATAAGTGCGCCGGACCCGCCGGCCGTTATCGTCCAGGAGGTAGATATCGTCCACCACCTCCCGCATCCACGGGAGCATCCGGAACGGCTGGCCCGCATATGAGCCGCCAAGCGTTAGGAATGTCTCGATAAACTCGACAACCTGCGGACCAGCCGTACGCATGTAACCCCTCGCTATTAGCGCACCGGGCACGCACCCGCTGCGCAATCATCCACCGCCTGCCCGACCTCACGGGTAGCGGCCGCTTCGAACTCCTCCCGAGAAATCGCCGTGTAAGGTGACTGCGGCCGGGAATTCGCGGGAAACACTGTGGTCCCCTTCAACGACGGCAGGAAGGCCCGCAAGGCGGCCCGCAGCTCGCCGACATCCACTCCCTCCGCAAGGTTCACTGTGTAACTCACCGCGTTATCCGCATAGTGACGCTGCACCATCGCCTGCACCGCCAGCTTTTCCGCCACTGTCAACTCGTCGGCCTGCTCCACCAAAGCCGGGTCCCCGACATCCAGGATGGCGTCCCTCGAATAGAACAGGACGACCGTCGTCCCCGGATTATAGATACACGGCTCGGTTTCATAACCCTTGGCGATCAGCTCAGCGAGCCGAGGGTCACCGTTACCGTAGCGGATCCGGCGCACAAAATAGCGGGAAAAGATAGGATGGATCCCCTCCGACACCCCGGCCAACTTCGCCACCGTACCAGTAGGCGCCACCGTCGTAAACTTCACCGGACAAGGAATCCCCAAATCGGCCGCATACTCCGACGCCGCCCTAACCACAGCGGACCGGAACAGCTCCAGCGACCGACGAACCCGAGGATCGGTAGCAGCCTCCGAATAGCGCACCCCGTTACTGACTAGCCACTCCTGGAACCCGAGAATACCAACCCCGATACGCCGATTGCGGGCCTCTACCTCAGCTTGAAGCGGATTCAACAGCTCGACACACGTTGCACGCACCAGAAACCGGGCCATAAGCACGAACGGCCACAACACCTCGGACCGCTCCCGGCCGGCCACCAGCGGCAAGCGGGCCAAGTTCACATGGCCCAAGTTGCAAGACTCCCACGGCTCTAACGCTATCTCACCGCACGGATTCGTACACCGGACATCGCCCAGCTCGCCAGCCGACGCCGCCGACGAGTTGAAGAACCCCGGCTCACCATTGAGCGCCATACCCTCGGTGACCGCCTCCCACACGGCCACCGCCAGCGGGTCGCCCACCTCCAACGCCACAAAGAACCGGTCGTCAACCTCCACGCTGATATTCGTCGTCCAGTGCTCCACATGGTCGGCCTTACAGCGCACAAACTCGAAGATATCCGGGTCCGCCCAGTGCATAATCGACATCCGGGCCGACCGGCGAATATTCCCCGCCACCACACACTGCGCCAGGGCATGGTCGATACGCATCGCCTCCATGCCCGACAGTTGACGGCCGACCGCACCATCGAACACCGCCACCATCCGGCGCAAAGCCTCCACCAGCGGGCCCGGACCCGACGCCGTGCCACCAAAGCCTCGCAGCGGCGCACCCCGCCGGCGGACCTTGCTCACGTCCACAGTCACAGTCACCCGCGGGGCTGACACCACCCGGCCGGCCGCCACGTCGATCAAGAACTCGACCGCACCGACCCAACCCTCCCGGCTGTCATCCACCACGTAGACGATATCCCCGTCAGGGCCCAGGTCCGGCTGCACCTCGTCCACGTCCGGATGCAACGGGTCACACGACACCCGCAGCGCAACAGCCGTCCGCACCGGCTCGGTCAACGCCAGATAGTCCCGGCTGTAGTTGGCGCCAACCCCGCCGCCCTTCATCAACTCATCGAACATGAACCCAAAATGGGTGGCAAGCCGTGAAGTCCACCCGGCCCGGTGACAGTTACGCACAAACTGCCGGCCAGACACCCCGGAAGTCCACAAGTGACGGCCCGCCGGAAGGATGCGCATATGGTAGATCGCATCGATCAACGCCTCCCGCTCGCCAGGCAGCACATGGGCCGCCGGCACCAGCGACAGGTTACCGTCAACGACCCGGGTCACCGTGTCCAGCCATGACTCTTGGCTACCGTCCGCCTTTGTGCGGCTGTATGTCCGCTCGAACACCTCCCGGCCGGTCGGCCCCCAGACTGGCTCGCCAAACTCGCTCATAACACACCCTCCACAGGTCGGAGCGTGGAGGGCGCTAGACCCCGCCAGCGTGAAGCACAGGGGGCGCCCGCCACGCTGGCGGCAGATAATCGGTTACATGATCATAGCCAGCCCGACCGGCTGGCGCAAGACGACGCCTACCCGTGACGTCGGATGAAGGCGTCCAGCTTCGACTCCCTCTCAATAGCGCTGATCCCCAACCTTAGGCGGCTCTCCGGGGTCAACCCCAGGACAGCCTCCAGCGAGCTTAGCTGGCGCTCGCAGTCGGACAGCATCCGGGCCGCCGGATGGACCACCATTTGGCCCTTAGACCCGACGCTGAGCAGCCCATCGCGAGCAACAGCCGCCAAAAGGGCTGCGTAGCGGTCCTGCAAGCGGCAATAGCGGGCCACCACGTAGGCGTCAGTCCGGCAGTTGTAAGCCTCACCGTTCGCCGCCCACAGATTCGCCCACACATCACGCCCAACAGCGCCCAAATCATCAGGTGGACATGGTATGGCGGCCGGCTGAGCGCCCGTTTCGACCGTCGCCGGCGGCTGAACAGCCCGCTTTTTCGTGCGTGAATTCCCCGTAGGAGCGGATTTCGGACGTGACACGTGCGGCCTACCTTCGATGCTTTTCGTGTCGTTTCAGGTTATCCACAGGTTATCCACAGGTTATCCACAGCCTGTGGAAAACTCAACGGCACTCAGAACGTGCGCGCAGAGG